GTTTATTACCTACAGGTAATGTATCTGATGAACCTCTAATGAACTCATCTTGTAAGTCAGGTAAGTTGAATGTAGTTGAACCATCACCTACACCATAAGTATCACCTACTTTAGAATATAGTAAGCTATATGTATCTCTTGATACAGCTGAGCCATCACAATGTAACCATCCTTCTGGAACGCTATCCATTGCAAAAGGTGCTACCATACCAATAGCTGTTTCTACAGATGGACCTGAACCACCACCTGTTACTTCTGTCCAAGTAGCATCTTGTCTGCCATACTGTTTACCATCAATTGGAGCTTCAGGTATTCCACCACCTGTTCCACCCTCACTTGCTGGAAAAGCTTGTAAAGCTAATGTATCACCCTCTAATACTGTTCCTTCACCTACTTGAAATTCTACAATAACATTAACATAATCACCTACATCATTAACAGATGATACTTTATAACGACCATAATTAGGACTTTCTACTTGATTTAATACAAGAATATCATCGGGTTTAACAGCTGTGAATTGTCTTACATTACCTTGCTCGTCTGTTTTAGATATAAATACTTGATTAGCATCGGCATATGAATAAGTAAATGCTGATAAGTCTTGCAAGTATATATTACCTTTTTCAGGATCTCTGTTAGGATTTGATGGATAATCTGTTGTGTATGATGAACTAAAGAATATACCATCTTGCAGTGTTGCTATGTCTTGTTCGTTAGCAGATACTCTGCCTGATAATGTTCCAATAGCAGATGTGTTATTAGAAATATTTGTGTCTTGTGCATCTTGAGAATTATCTATTTCAGTCTTTGTATACGTAGTAGTTTTATCTGCTTTCTCAAACAGTTTTGAATCTACTTCAACGCTAGTATAAGTTTCAGCTTTAGTGTAGCTATCACCAACATTAGCTTTGTTATCTAATAATGTATCTGTTTGTGTTTTAGTGTATGTATCACTTGTGTTAGATTTCTTTGCAATCTCTACATCTTGAGCATCTTGTGAGGCATCTATTTCAGTCTTAGTGTAAGTATCTACAGGAGATGGTAAGTTTGCAATAGCATTAGTATTAGCAGTAATATTTACATCTTGAGCATTTTGTTGTGCATCTATTTCAGCTTTAGTATATCCATCAGTGCCACTTTCTACTTCTGTCCATTCACCATTTTGTCTACCATATTGCAAATTATCAACAGGCGCATCAGGTATACCGGCACTATCACTAATAGATACCCATGTCTTGTTGTTACGAGCATATGTCTCACCATCGTTTGGTGCTTCAGGTGTTAGGTTATTTGTTTCAGCATTAATATTAGTAATACCACTTCCTTTACCTACAAAGGTATTAGCTGTCACATTAGCTGATGGAAAATGTATATTGCCATCTAAATTTAAGAAGACAGCTTTTTCTGCTGGATAAGTACAGAATACACTTGAATTACCATTTAACGAAAGTAAACTTCCTGTGTTTGAAGACAATAGATTTCTTACAATCTCAGTTCCTGTTTTAACGCCATAGCCAACTTCCCATGCGGTGTCATCTGTAATACAGTAGTAAACAGTGCTGCCATCAGTGATTGCTTCCCAACCTTGATAACCTTCTTTAGTCGCTCCTATCTCAATATCAGCTTTTCCTATTGTAGAGCAGTTTGTATATATTCTATCTTTTAATTGTAATGCCATGTGTTTATCCTATGTAAGGGTTAATTTAAGTTGGTCTACATTTATAACGAATTGGTCGCCAGATAATATTTCTTTAGGGTTATCTAATGCTGTAAAATACATCATGAAGCCAGCACTTGCTGAGTCCATAACACCTACATAACCAACATTACCCCAATTACTTGTTGCTGTTCCCCATTCTACTTTATTAGCGTTACTAGTCTCGCCATTAAGGTTATTAATATCAAATGTAACTTCTTTTCTTGTGTAAGATGCTTGGTCTATTTCGCTAGTAGTAACTCCAGACTTTGTTGGGTCTTCAGTAAATAAGGCTAAGTAAACCTTACTTGGGGCGTTGTAAGAAGCATCTCCTACTGTTGCTTTGACTAATCTGTTTGCTAAATAATTGGTAAAATCCATGTTGTGTCCTATGTAAGTTGTACTGCTAGTGGTTGAGCTGGGAAAGTTGATTGCTCGTCTGATTTTGTAATTGATGCTAGTCCTGTTTGATATAAACTATCCCATGTTGCTAATCTAGGATCGTCCATTAAAAATGGCGCACTCTCGGCCAATGAAGCGTACAATACTAAATCAGGGCATACATCTAAGTATTCGTTAGTAGGGTTAGTATCTGACATTGGTTTTGGTATCTTGTAGTAAGTCATGTTTACTGTTGTAGCACCAGTTGGTTGAGGTGCTAATACAAAATTATCTGCTACTAATGTATAATTTACTGGAACACCTTGTGCGTTAGAACCACCACTTCTTCTGTAGAATTGAGATACTGTTTGAAATGTTAAGGGTATAATTGGGTTAGCATCTAGGTGTAAATCTTGCATTTCCAAGTAATCTGCTGGAGTTGGGACAGTAAAACCACTATCCATACTATATGTAGACTGTTGCAAAGTTTGTCTTAACCTTAAATCTCTATTAAGCCTTTTCTCAGCTAAAGAAATAAACATAGGTATCTTATCAGTCAAATCACCTCTTGCTAAATAATCTGCTATGTTTGTCTGTAAATTGTCATATGATGTAAATGCTGGCATTTATAATTGTCCTGGTTTTGTTCTAAAGAATAAGTTTTCTGGATTATTTAACCAAGCAAAGAATCTTTTTTGGTCTAACACTGTAAAACCTTTCATTATCCCCTCTTTATTTAATTTATCTATTGCTGTAAATGGTATTGAAGCTACTTTATTACCAAATAATTCATCTGACCATTTGCTGTTTGCATTGTTGTATTCTTTTTTATTCTGCTCTATTAATTCACTTACATCTTGCTCTTGTTTAATAGTTATTTCGTCCTTATCATTAAGACCAATGCTTGTAGTCTTACCTCGATCATCTGTAAATTTCTTCATATTATCCACCCTATAAATGTTACTATACTACCTAGTATTAAACCTGTTGAAACGATTACTGCCGAAGCGTAACCTATTGCCATTAATAATTTATCCATAAGGTAATGCCCTCCGAAGAGGGCTATTACTTGACTTATACTAAGTCGCTTACAATTGCGTGAGCTGCTTCGTTTTTAACAACGAGTGTATACTCAACGTTTAGTAAATGCTTCTCTGAATCACCCATTTTAGCAAGTTTAGTTTGCTTGAATGGTCTTAGATAAGCTGTATTTGCCATTGAAGGATCAAGGACTAATGCACAGTTATCATCTAAGAATCTATCTGGAACTACCTGTAATGTGCCAAAATCTGACAAATATACATCAGCCGCTCCAATTATTGTTGTTGCAGATGACTTAGGTGCTTGATAGCGCTGTTCAGCAATACCAGGAAATTCTGATACTACTTGTTTTTGCTTAGGTGAAACTAATAACATAGTTGGTTCACCACCTTCAGTGTAAGCTTTAAGAACTGCTTCTTTTAGCATATCTTCAGTAAACGCTGCAGTCCCACCGTCTACTACGTTAGTAGTAAGCCATGATTGAATGCCGCCTAATTTACGAGCTGTTGATGAAGTACCAGCAGATTGAGCCTGGTCAGATAACATGATTGATTCCATGTCACGTTTGATTTCAGCTGAAGCTTTTGCTAGTTGATATGCAGTTTCTGTTGAACGACCAGCTTTGTCAACAACGTCATCAGTAACAGATACTTGAATCACTTTATCAGAAATTTGTGTATAGTTACCAACACGTGTTGTAGGAGTAAGTGTCGCAGAAGTTGCGTCAGCTCCCTCAACCTGAGCGTTATTTAAATTAACGTCAGCTAGTGAGTCGGTCTGCCATTCGTGGTAAGTATTTTTTGCTTTAGTTTTACCAATAGTTGACATGAATGGTGTTGTAGTAGGCGATATGTCATAAATCGCGTCTTGTAGATCTTCACGAATACCTACGGTATCGTATGTTTGATATGTTGCCATGATTGTGTTTACCTTTTAAATAAAGTTTTTGAATACCGAAGTAGCATCTTCAATACTGCCAGATGACTTCAATCTTGTTTTCTGTTTGGTATATACATCAACATTAGCAATCTTATTACCTTTCTTGGTCATCTTAGGAGCTTGCTTAAGCTTCTTATTAACCTGAGGATTAGATTTTTGTAGTTTATCATAAGCCATTGCTTTTTGCATTACAATTACATGCCTATGGTCATAAACTTGTGCTAATTCATTGTCTGTAAAACCTATACTTTTACCAAAATTACGAATATCATTTTTGAGTTGTTCGCTTTTCTTTGGATCAGAAAATTCCTTTACTTTTTCAGATAACATTTCAGATTCATGAGCAACAACTTTGGCTTGATGCTGTGCAACTTGCTGTTGCTGTGATGCAGCTAACCTTTGTTGTTCTTGTGATAGAAGTTGTAACTTCTTATTTGTTTCTGTCTGTTCTGCTACTTTTATAGCATATTGTATTGGATCGTTTTCTTTTAATTCTGCTAAATCAACGCCGTCATTTTGTGATTCTTGTAATAACTGCTGAACTTGACCTAGCCTTTGAGCATATTGCTCCCTCATTTGCATAGCTTCGTTAACTGCATGGGCTTCAGCTTCGACCTTCTTACGATCTTCTGCTAATGCTTGAGACTTTTTAGTGTAGTCAGAACCTTTTTGATAACCTTCTACTAATTCGTTAAGTGTTACATCTTTCTCTTCGCCATTAGCTTTAACTCTAAAAGTTTTACGTTCCTCTACCTCTACTTCGTCGTCAGATTCATCTTGTTCTTCAATAGCTTCTGGTTCGTCTTCTTCAGATTCCTCGGCTACTTCAGCTTCTGATGTTTCGTCTTCAGTTACTTCTTGCTCTTCCGTTTCTACTTCTTCATTTGTTACTTCAGGTTTATCGTTAGATTCCTGTGCATCTAATATTTCAGTAAAAACTTCCGTTGCATCTCGTGGAGTTTCAACTGAGTTAGACTCTTGGTTGACTTGCTCGTTTTCCATCTTTTTCTTCCTTTTAAATGCTATTTAACGATAGCTCGTTTATACCCAATTGGGTAATATTTTGTCTATTTGTAAGTGCTTGATTTATAAGGCTTTTATTTTTAGCTTTTTATGCTCTGGTCTCATATAAAGCCCTGTATCGTATTAACCTATGTTACCCTATACCTGCTACTATTTTGTTGGTACAGGCTCTTAAAACGCTTTATAACATATTAAAATTCTTAAGATAATTACTAGTCTCTGTTGGCAAATGTTCTTTCCATCTTACGCCATATTTTTGTAATAATTTCTCTACGTTACCTACACCATAATTATAAGCAGCTAATGTTAAGTCTGGTTGATTACCAAATCGTTCATTAAGCTTATTTAAATAATTTCTACTAAATTCCTCATGTTGAGCTTCAGTTGCCGTTGCAAGATCGA